TCCTCCCGCCCGAAGTGCGTGGTCGCGTGGGCGGCTACACCGTCCTCGCCAACATCGCTCCGATGGATGTCTTCAAGGACGGAGTGAAAGTCTCCGAAGCCAAAAACATGGACGGCGCGATCATCTCAGCATGGATGAAGGAAGGCCAAAACATCGGCCAAGCAGGCAAGCAGGTTTCGCTACCACCAGGCTACACGGCCAAGGAAAACCTCGCCAGCAAGCGAGCCGACAAAGCCCTCGCCGACTTCTTCCGCGACCGCATCAAGAAGATCGACACCGAACTCGAAAAGGTTCTCGCCCGCGAATACCGCACCGCGATCCTCGACCTCGTCAAGAAGTCGCGCCCGAAAGCCGGTGACAACAATGTCCGCAAATCCACGCTTGGGCCGGAAACCCAAAAACTCGCCGACCTTGTCCAACGCGCCACGCTCATGGATGAGGATGCCGTGGCGGAACGAATGCTCCAACTGGAGCAAACGATGGCGACCTCTGAGAATTCCGCCGACATGGTGGAGGAGTGGGGAATCCTCAATCAATTTGGTGACCTCAAAAACAGAAACTCCGAAACGCTCGCGCAAGCCTACGGGTGGTTCAAAGACCAACTCAAACTTGGGCGCGAAGCGTGGCGCATCAAAGAGGAAGCCCGCATCGCCGAGAACCGGGAACGCGCCAAGAATACCGTGGAGTTCATCGGCGGCGCGACCGCCGTGGATCGTTTCAAGGACAAGACCTTCATGGATCGCGTGTCCGATTGGGCCAACTCTGCGCTTCTTGATCACGCCAGTTTCGAGCAGTTCGTCGCGGCTCTTCTCCCACCGGATGTTGCTGCCGATTTTTCCAAGCGACTCCGCAAAGCAGATGTCGCCGCGCAAAAAGCCGAGATCGACCAGCGCGAGGGAATTCTAAACGCACTCCGCGAAGGAGCGAAAGCGGCAGGCACGACCACCGGAAAAGCAATGGTCATGCTCAAGACCGAGGTTCCAAGTGCCGTTCGCTATCTTGACGGACGCAAGGTCAAAAATACAAAACTCACCATCGAGCAGGCCGAAAAGATCGTGCGCGGCGAAATTGATCGCGGCGATTTGACTGATACTGATGTCCGCGATCTCTCCGACGAACTCGCGGCATTGCCAGCGGATACCCGCAAGGAAAACATCACGATTAGGCAGGTCGTTTACCCCGGCAAAGAAGTCCGCCTACCAATGACCCGTGGCAAGGCAATCCAACTTCTCTTGTCGTGGAATCAACCCGATGTCCAAGATAAGATGCGGCGTGAGGGTTGGACCGAAGACAGCATCACCGACCTACGCGAACTCACTTCCGATCCCGTTTCGCAAGCCATGATCTCCCACGCGCAAGAACTTTACGGCAAAGGCGCTGGCATCACAAATCCGGTCTATTCGCGGATGTTCGGCATGAATATGCCGCAAGTAAAAAACTACGCGCCGACACGGTTTCTCAACGCTAAAGACACAAAAGACATTGGCCTTGATGGTTCTCCGGTTTCGACCGGAACGACTCCGAGCTTCGCCAAATCCCGCGTGTCCCACTCGGCCAAGATCGCGCCGGAAGACGCCTTGAGCGTCATGCAGCAACACATCCTCATGCAAGCGCATTGGGTGAACTTTGCGGAACTGGCGCGGGAATATCGGTCTCTTCTCAACAACCCAGAAGTCCGCGAGGCAATTAAAACAAGACACGGTTCTGGGGTTTTAAAAACCGCAGAGCAATGGGCCGACCAGATGGAACAGCGTGGCGGCAATCAAGCACGGGAAGCAAAATGGGTGACCGATATCATTGGTTCGGTAATCGGAGGGCAGTCGGTGGCTTCTCTTGGATTCAACCTCAAATCAATCGCGATGCAGTTGGACAACGCTCTTCGTTTTGGTCTGGCGCTCGACAAAAAACAAATCGCTTCCGCGATGTCCTCGCCAGATCAATTGATCAAGGACATCAAAACCGTATTTGAAAGCGATGCCTTGCAAACCCGCTTGCGCGGAGGAGCGACCGCCGAGACTCGATATATGTTTGAGCGTTTCGGTGGGAGGCCCGGAACCGCTGCCAAGGTAACGGAATTATCGATGAAACCAATGAACTGGATGGATGTTTCCTCATTCAGTTTTTCAGCAGCGATTGTTTACCGTGCCAATTTGAACGAGGCGATGGAAGCCGGGATGCCGGAATCCCTCGCCCGCGAAACCGCTCTCGATGCGGCCTCCGCCGCGATCTACCGATTCTCCCAGCCGGTCAGCTTTGGGCAAAAGAGCAATGTCGAGAACAGCGGCAATATGTTCACAAAGGCATTTTTCCTTTTCATGTCCGACCCTCGGTTAAAAGCGGCGATCATGGCTGATGCCGTGCGCGGGCTTGCTACTGGTCGCGGAGACAAGGGGACACACATCCGCCGACTCGTCGCCGTGGAACTTATGGCCGTGTTATCCCATGTGGTTGCTTCATCCTACCGTGATGCTTTCACCGATGATGAAGACGACGATATCTGGTCACTTGGAGGATGGGTGCGGGCAATCGCATTAGCTCCGGTGCAAGGTTATTTGTTCATCGGAACAATGCTGGATTCCGTTCTTTCTCAACTGACCGGAGCGGGATTTTTTACTCCGACTCAAAACCCGCTACTCACGATTTCGCAAACAGGAATCCGCGCATTGAAAAACGCCGACGACATTCTGGCGTTTGACGATCCAGATGCGTTGCTCAAGGAATGGATCGCAATTGCCCGCACTATGGCGGTCGCGCCCGGTGCGGCTATGCCTGCCGTTCTTCTCAATCTCGTCAAACCCATCTTCGGAGCCGCCGACAACGCCACCACCGAAGAGTGATTTGACTCACCTGTTTTGACTGATACCATCCACAACATGAAACCAATGAACTACCTGCTCACACAACTCGGCCAATCGTCAACATGGAGGGGCGTCCTTCTGGTCCTCACGGCGCTGGGCGTCTCGCTCAGTCCGCAGCACCAAGAGGCAATCGTGGCAGCGGGCCTCGGCCTCGTAGGCGCAATAAACATACTACGCAAAGGATGAGCGCCCGCCGGATCGCCGCAGGAATGATCCTCTTCGCCTTCGCCTGTCTGGCGCTGGCGTTCCTTTCATCCTGTGTGAGCGTTCCGATCCCGCCATTCGGCGACCGAGTCGGCGAGATGGGCAACCTGCAACTCAGCGTCAGCGTCAAATACATGCCGGTGCAAAACCCCGACATCCCCGCAGACGACAACCTGTCCTATGCCTGGTCGAAATTCGGCGAGGCCAAAGCCCTCAAAGACAAATGACAAAGCTCCTCGCCGAAATCGCCGCCTCACAAATCGGAGTCCGCGAGGAAGGCGGGAACAACAACGGATCGCAAATCCGAGACTACCAGCGGGCCACCGACCTAAAGCCCGCCTCATGGCCATGGTGCGCGGCGTTCGTTGATTGGTGCATGCGCGAGTGGCTCGCCCGCCCCGGCGTCCGCGACTGGCTCAACCTCCAATCCTCAACGCCGGAAGAGTGGCGACCAAAGACCGCCCTCGCCTACGGATTCCTCGGCTGGGCGAAGGCTCGCCCCAAGACCTCGGTCATCTTGCACGAACGCGACCTCGCCCAACCCGGCGACATCGTCGTCTTCGACTTCTCGCATGTCGGAATCGTGGAGAGCGACTCCGGTTACCAGATCGTGACCATCGAAGGAAACACCAACGGAAGAGGCGACCGCGACTCCGAGTCCGGTGACGGCGTCTGGCGCAAAGCCCGCCAGAAGACAATCGCCCGGAATTTCATCCGAATCCGCCCTGTCTTGGCACTTTCTGGCACTGCGCCTGTAAGTCGTTCGTAGTCAGTAGCCGTTTCTCGACTCGAAATCGAACGTAGCGCAAGCTACCGCGGGTTCGAATCCCGCCCCTTCCGCTCCTCCAGTAAAGCCTCTGGAGCCTTTTCCCAAGCGGGTCTACAGACCTCCCCCATCTTTTGCTTCGTGTTTTTTTCTGTTGCGTGGTTTTGCTTTTGAGGGGATGTTTTTGGCACTAGTTGGCACTGCCTGCCAAAACACCAACCAACAGAATGAAACACAACCCCTATGCAGTGCGCTTTGAAGATTCGCGAAATCGATGGGTGCTGGATTTGAAGGCATCCTATTTCGGGGATCGGAAACGGATGTTTTTTGAGACGGAGTTGGAGGCGCATTCCGAGGGGGCGCGGTTGGTGGATGTGTTGCGCGAGAAGGGGCGCGAAGGCGTGAGGACCGAGGAGGGCGGGATGTCGGTGGCGGTGGCGACACGAATGTTTGCGGCGGAGAACGCGATGAAATCGAAGTCGCATTTCGCAAAGGTCGAGATGCTGTGTCGGGAACTGAACTCGAAATGGTCCGGGCCGTTGTCTGCCATCGAGCCGGTGGCGCTGACGAGATGGATCAACCAGACCTCGGATTCACCGACGACTAGGGCGATGTGGTTCCGCTATGCTCGGATGTTTTTCCGCTGGGCTGCGAGGATGAGGTTCATCGAGAGGTCGCCGGTCGAGGGGATGCGGAGTCCGAAGGCGACCCCGGCGCGAAACATTTTGACGGCTTCGCAAATGAAGGAACTTTTGAAGGAGACGATGCCGGACGAGATTCGGGCGTTGCTTTTGCTGGGCGGGTTCGCGGGCCTGCGGACCATCGAGGTGGCGCGGATGAATTGGGAGGATGTGGATTTCAAATCGAAGCAAATCCACATTCGGCCCGAGGTCTCGAAACAGACCACGGGAATGCTGGAGCGTGTCGTGGACATGACCGAGCCGCTGGTGAAGCGGAGGGAATTTTTCAAAGGGAAGAAAGGCGTGATCGTGAAAGGATCGCTGGAGGCGTTGCATGAGGCGCGGCGGCGTGTGGCGCTCGGCGTGGGCTGGGAGGGCTGGCCAGAGAATGCGCTTCGGCATTCGTTCGCGACCTACCACTTGGGTCGCTGCGGGAATGCGGGATTGACGGCCTACCAAATGGGTCACACCTCGCCCGCGATGGTGCAGCGAGTCTATGCGGTTCCAGCCGTGCGGGCCGACTGGAAGGCCTTTTGGAGGATTTGACCTATGCCTTACGCCAACAAAAAAACGCAGCGGAAATTCATGGCGAAGCAATATGCGGATCGCTACCGCACGGACGACAAATTCAAGGAGGCGGAGAAGGATCGCAAGGCGGATTGGTATCAACGGAACCGCGAGAAGGTGATTGCGCGGGTGATGGAGAACAAGGCGAAGAAAACGCGAGTGCAGAAAAAATAATTTCGCCCGCAAACCCAGTCTGCAAGCGGATGTCAAGTGTTTTTTTATGGTAGGTGATCACCCCATTGAAAAATAATTCTTGTGTGGTTTTAGTAACCTCGGCTAGGAGTCTTCACCGTCATGCCAAACCAACACTCCGCAGATAAAGAGGTCA